GTTGTACATCAATAGCTAATGTTAAAAAATAAACACCGTCGGGTATGTCGGCTTCATAAGTTTCTCGACGCCGTAATAAATACTCTGCTGCGATTTGTTCCCCGCTTTCTTCGTAGGGAAGACCTAGAATAGTATTAGTAAATACTTTTATCATTTCGACATCATCAGATATAGCTTCGAACATCCTAGCTATTTCAACCCAAGACAACCAACCAACAGGAGAATATAAAGACGATAAATGAAAGCCTACCCGATGGTGATCGGGATTGTGAGCTTTCCAATATCCCGCAGCAAGCATTTTTGTTTTTTTGTGTTCTTGTATTAAACAGCCACAATGTAAACAAGCAAGCGCGACTTTATCGGGTTGACCTTTGGGCCAACTTAACCGCTCAAATTCAATTGTTTGAAACTCTCCACACTCGGGACAAGGTATATAAAAATAACGTTGATCACTATCTAAAAATAATGTCCAAATTTTAGACTTACCCAAAATTGTCGGCGTTGATGTAAAAAAGGCTTTCCCCTTTGGAAATGTTGACATACGCCTTAAAGCTAGATTAATCGGATCGCCTTCTTCTCCTGCTTCTGTAGGATAGCGATCGGTTTCATCACAATACAGCTTACTAATAGGCATCGAAGCTAAATCAGCCGGACTATTTGCCCCCGTCAAAATAAGGGTGCCCCCGATAAATTCTTTTTGATAAATAGTGTTTCCATCACCCCAAGTTAATTTATCATGTAATCTGTCACATTGTTTAAGCGAGGGGCCTATACGCTGTTTACTCCAGCGCTCTACAGCCTTATTTGTTGGCTGAA